AATAACGTCAAGATTACCAGATACCATGCACACCCGAAAACATGGGGCAGCGGATTTACAAAGACGGATAAGACTTCGTGGGGCGCGGATGAAATGGTTACAATTTCAAGCCCTGACGGAAAGATAAACAACCTCGAAATGCAATCCGACCTTAGCGCGTCACGCTCCATTGCCGCCGATTTGCGGCAGGCGATTTTTGACCTTACCCGACAGGTGGATATTAGCAGCGTACAGGATAAAGTAGGGCAGTTGACGAATTTTGGTTTACGCCTTTTTTACGCCGACAGTTTGGCAAAAGTTGACACAAAACAGGAACTATACAGCGAAGCATTTTCAGAGATAAACCGCAGACTGCTTATCATGCGCGGATGGGAAGGCGAGAATTCCCGCCCTGGCGAGGTGGTATGGGGTGACAGTCTGCCCGTCAATGTCGCAGATGAAATGGCGATTGATAAAACCGCGATTGATATGGGGATTGTGGACAAGCAAACGGTTTTCGAGAAATACGCGGACAGATACGGCTTGACGTGGGATGATATTCAAGAGCGGCTTTTAGCCGAAAAAGGACAAGAGCAAACTTTAGGCAGTATGCTCTTGCGTAACTTTCAACGCGGGCAATAATGGCTGATGACGTTGTAAAACTCGCGCAGGAATTCAAGGACGCGCTAGAGGCGTTAGACGAAGCCGCATTAGAGCGGATTGTATTAGCGTATCAGCGAATTTACAAAACACTTGAAGGCAAGATAGAAGCACTGGTATTAGAGATTGCAAGCCTTGAAAATCCGACCACTTCGCAGGTGTTGAAACTCGCAAGATATAATGAACTGACACGGCAGATTATTGAAGAAATAACCCGATTTCAATCCTACCTACAAACCGAGATAGTAAACGCGGCGCAATTGTCCTATGGCCTGAGCGATGAACAGGCGCGGGCATTGGTTGAAACATTATTATCTCAGGCGGGGATAACCGCGCAACTTGGCAACCTACCCGCCGATTCGTTTGAGGCTCTTGTAGGATTTTTGCAAGAAGGAAGTCCGCTCTATAATCGCATTGATTTATTGGCGGGCAGCATTGCGGATTATGTTAGGGAGAAATTGCTCGAAGCCGTCGCGCTTGGATATAACCCGCGCAAGACCGCCAGCATTATACAAGACGCTTTCGGGTGTGGATTGACCGACGCCCTGCGAATGGCACGAACGGCGCAACTGTACGCCAGTCGGGTGGCAGCACAGGCGAATTATCAGGCGTCTGGCGTGTTGGATGGCTGGGTATGGTTTGCGACTTTGGACGATACCGTTTGTCAATCTTGCATAGTCCAACACGGTACAATTCACCCGCTTGACGAAATATTGAACGATCATCATAACGGACGTTGCGCCATGCTTCCATACATTGAAGCGTTCGGTAATCCGATTGAACAAAGCGGAATCCAGTGGTTTGAAGCGCAGCCCGAAGCCCGACAGCGTGAGATATTGGGAGCGGGCAAATACGACGCTTGGATGGCTGGCAAGTTTGATTTATCGCAGTTATCTAAAGAATACGAGAATGATGTATATGGAAAAATGCGGGTGGAAGTCCCGTTGAAAGAATTGGTAAAATGACAGACGACAAGGAATTCGCCTTAGTCATTTACCGCGCATTGATGATGATATGCCGCTACCTTGAAAAGCGGTATGGATTTGGCGGAAATAAAATTATTGATAATTAGTGGTAAAATACCGTCAACAATAGCCCCGCAGAAATGCCGCGCTTGTGTCCTAGATGGACAAGAGTGCGGTTTTTATTTTGTAGCGAAAGGATAAAACAAATGTCAGAAACTTCCGAACAGGGCAAGACGCCCGCCGACGCTCAGGCAGCGGAGGCACTGGAATCCGTCATCGATAGCCAAAAGACCAACGCCGAAGGTCAAGAAGGCGAAACGTTTGACAAAGCCCGCGCAATGGAGACAATCCACAAACTGCGCGAGATTGAAAAGCAGTACAACAAAGAACGCAAAGAACTCGAACGATTGAAGGCAGACGAAGCGAAGCGCAAAGAGTCGGAAATGTCGGAACTTGAAAAAGCGCAGAAACGCGCCGCCGACCTTGAAAGCGAATTGCAGCGGGAACGGGTTGAGAAGTTGCGCGTCAAAGTGGCAGCAAAATATCAACTCCCTGAATTTTTTGCAGACAGGCTCAAAGGCGAAACCGAAGAAGAACTCGAAGCCGACGCCGCGCAACTCGCCGCAAATCTGCCAAAACAAAACGAGAAGAAATCCAACCTCAAAGCCAATGACGTGGCAGGCGGTGAGCAAAAAGAAACCGACCAGCAACGACGCGCACGACTGTATAACTTTGGTAACAATCCTTTCAATGCGGAAGCAGCGTCAAAGAATGGCGGAGGCGTTTTCTTCGTAGAAAAACCATAGGAGAATAAAATCATGGCTTTCAACACCTATGCGGACATTAGTTCGTATGTCAACACCATTTGGCAAGACGCGCTTTTGGTCGCTCGTGACAATAATCTGATGGTGAACCTCGTCACCGTTTTCAATGACCGCGCAGGCATGGCGGTTCGCAGTAATTCGGAATATGGGACTGCGACCATCCAGAGCGTAGCGGAAACCGACGACCTCACTTCACAGGCGTTTACCCCCGCCGTTCTGTCCAGTCTGACCCCCGCCGAAGTCGGGGCGCAATTCTTCATGACTGACCAGCGGCTCGAATCCGACCCGTTCATGGTTCGCAGCGACGCGGCTATGGAACTCGGTAGCGCAGTCGGGCAAAAAATCGAAAAAGACCTGCTCGGTAACTTTACCAGCCTGACGGGTGGAACCGTCGGAACGGCTGGCAGCGTGGCGACTTGGGCGTATTTTTACGCTATGCTCACCAAACTCCGCGCACAGAACGCCCCCGCCCCCTACGCCTTTGTTTGCCGTCCCGAACAGTGGCACTACCTCGGCAAAGCCGCTGCCCCTGGCGCGACTGTGACCAATGCCCCCGCCTTGCAGGATAGCATTGTCGGGCAGTTCTATGTCGGCTCTGTCTCTGGCGTCAACATCTTCGTTTCATCGAACATTGCAGTTACCAGCGGCACGGACGCATACGCCGCGATGTTTAGCCCGCAAGCCCTCGCGCTTGATGTCCGCCGCGCTCCGCGTATCGAACCCGAACGCGACGCTTCACGGCGCGGTTGGGAATTGAATATGTCGGCTGTTTACGCTCACGGCGTCTGGCGTCCGAAGTTCGGCGTCAAAGCCCTGCTTGCCGCTGACAGTCCCGACGGTACTTCATAAGGAAGGTGAAACATGGCTAACTCTTTTGATGTGAATATGTACAGCGCAGGTATCGGCGCATTGTCAAACGCAAACGCGACCTTGATTGAAGTCCCCGCTGCCGGCGGTGGAATTACCGTCATTGGCGCGAACGTTCATTCCCGCGCAGCCGCCACCACTGGCTTATATCTCGTTGACATGGGCGCGGCTGGTACTGCGATTGCTGGCACGATTGCCAGTTTTGCGGGTACTCTCGACGCCAACACTCCGAACGAAGGCACGCTCGTTACCGCCTTTGTCGAGGGTGGTCACTGGATTGGCGTCAAAGAGGATAACGAAGGCGCGGCTAACGCCGTGACCGTTGTTTCATTCTCTTACGTGATGGGCAAGTAGGATTATTATGGGCGGGCGATAGAAATATCGCCCGCCCATAGAAAGCGCATGAATTGAGAATCGTTTGGCACTCTAACGCCCCCTGGTCATTTACGGGATATGGAAATCAAACTAGGGTATTCGCCCACAGAATAAAAAACTTAGGTCATGATATAGCAGTGTCCGCTTTTTACGGTCATGACGGCGCGCCGATAAATTGGAATGGTATCAACGTGTATGGAAAAGGTTTTCACCCATACGGTAACGACATCATGGCGGCGCATTCCGCAAACTTCAAGGCCGACGCGCTGATAACCCTCATGGATGCTTGGGTTATTGCGCCCGACGTATTGAGAGGATATAAAGAACATTGGTTTCCCTGGTTCCCGATTGACCACGACGTTCTACCCCGCCCGATTTACGAATCAGTCAAACAATCCCCGAAGCCGATTACCATGTCTTTGTTTGGATTGAAGGCAATAAATAACGCGGGATTATCCGCATATTATGTTCCTCATGGCGTGGAAACGGACGTATTCAAACCGACTGGCCGTAAAGAGGCGCGGGAAAAGGCGCGATTGCCAAAGGATGTTTTCATTGTCGGCATGGTGGCAGCGAACAAAGGCAGCCCGCCCCGCAAAGCGTTTTTCCAAAATATTGCCGCGTTTGCACAGTTGCATAAAAAGCACGATGATACTGTTTTATATATCCACGCGCTTGACGGCAGCGGCGGACATCCTGAAACGGTCAATCTGCCTGAGTATTGCAAATCAGTAGGGCTTGAAGTCGGGCGCGATGTTTTATTTTCAGACCAATATCTTTATATGCTCGGATACCCCGATGAACAAATGAATATCTTGTATAACTGTTTTGATGTTCATTTATTGGTAAGCATGGGGGAGGGTTTTGGAATTCCAATCATCGAAGCACAGGCGGCTGGCTGTCCTGTTATTGTGGGCGATTGGACTTCTATGAGCGAATTATGCTTATCAGGTTGGAAGGTTGATAAATCGGAAACAGAATTATTTTATACCCCGCTTGGGGCAAATCAATATCTGCCCCACCCTGCAGCGATTGCCGAAAAATTGGAAGCAGCATATCACAACGCAAACATGGATAAACGGGCAAAGGCTCGTAAAATGGTGATGGAATATGACGCCGATAACGTGACTGAAAAATACTGGAAACCGACGCTCGAAGATATTGCCGAAAAATTCCCATACCAGAAAGCCGACACGGGCGCAGGGTTGCGCGAGGTGGTCAAATGAATTGCGCCGTGATTACTGCATTGAATGAAGAGCAAACCATCGGCGCATTAGTCCGCCAGTTGCGCGAACAAGGGCTTGAGGTTCTCGTATGTGATGACGGCTCTACCGACAAGACGCGAGTACAGGCTGTAAAGAACGGCGCG